CCACATACCGCTATCTCTTCGTGGATTTGTTAAGCAACACCATTATTGGAGAACTTCCTTTAACTGGTGTGGGCTTTACTCAGCAACTCAATCAGCCTGGAACTTTTCAAGGTCACCTTCTTTTGTCGGGCATTAACGCCGATAAATATAATGTTGAACTTTCAACTATTCCTGCGCACTGCGGCCTTTATGTAGATAGAGATGGCATATTGGTATGGGGCGGAGTTGTTTGGGGGCGCTCATATAACAGCACATCTCAGACTCTTACTTTCAGCGCGCAAGAGTGGATTTCATATTTTGAACATAGAAGAATTACACAAGACATTGAGTTTACAAACATTGACCAATTGGTAATTGCTAAAACGCTAATTGAAAATGCGCAAACCGCACCATACGGTGACATTGGTGTTGGCTACAACTCAGAGGGTGAAACAACATCAGGTGTTTTAATTAGCCGTACCTATTACAACTACGAACTTAAAAATGTGTTTCAGGCTATTCAAGATTTGAGCCGTCAAGGAGATGGTTTTGATTTTTCAATTGATGTTGAGTATGACGGTGTTACAGATTTGCCTGTTAAAAACTTTAACACTTTCTATCCGCGCAGTGGTTTGGTCTATTCATACGGTGACCCAAATGTTCCTATGTTTACATTTCCTGCTGGCAACATGGTTGAATATGAATACCCTGAAGATGGTTCAGCCGTAGCCAACACAGTTTATTCATTAGGCGCTGGTTCTAATGAAGGTAAACAGATTGCTGTTGGGCAAGATACGGCAAAGTTAATTGCAGGTTGGGCGTTGTTAGAAACTACCGCTAACTATTCAGATGTTACAGACCAAACTGTTTTGCAAGAATTAGCAAACGCCCAATCTCTTGCTACTTCTTATCCGCCAGTAGTTCTTAAAGTTGTAGTTCCCGCTTATGTGGACCCTGTTTATGGCACTTATGAAGTAGGAGATGATGCGCGCATTGTTATTACTGATAGCCGTTTTCCTAACACATTAGATGAAATTTATCGCATTGTTGGATTGACTGTTCAACCAGGTGAAGATGGTCCTGAACGCGTAACCTTAACTCTTGCACAGGGAGCAGGCGAAGCATAATGGCATACATCAATCAACCTTTAGATTTACAAAGGTTTTTCAAAGATTTAGATAACCGTTTGAATAAATTAGAAACTGCCGTTCGCTTTACATTTCCTAATGTAACCGTGGACCCAACTTACCCGCGCGTTGGTGATGCGTGGTTAAACATTACAGATAATGAAGCAAAAATTGTAGATAGCACTGGCACTGTTCGCATCATCAATTGGACATAACGGTTATACTTTTTCCTTATGAACGCATTAGATTGGGCCGCTTTAGCAGTTAGTGTTATCACTATTTTGGGTGGTTTCACAGCCGCAATTAGATGGTTAGTTAAACATTACCTTGCTGAATTAAAGCCAAATGGCGGAAGTTCATTAAGAGACGAACAAAATAGACAGGGTGACACAATCAAGCGTTTGGAGAGCCGCGTTGATGAAATTTACAGCCTTCTTCTTAATCGCTCTTAGCCTTAGCGGGTGCGGGTATCAAGGTTATACGCGCTATCCTTGTCAGGAATTTGTCAATTGGGAAAAGGCAGAATGTAATCCGCCGCAATGTCAAGCGGTAGGGCAATGTACAAAGGATTTATTACCTAATGTGGAATTTCAAAATGGCTAGACGCAAATACACACCTGAAGAATTACATGCGCGTTTAATTGTAACCATAGGAATTTTGCTTGCTTTAGTTTTTGCTGGTTCTGTTTTTGCTATGCTTTATGCGTTGGTTTTTGTAACGCAACCAATGGCACAAGCGCCTAATGATGCGGCTTTTATTGACTTAGTTTCTACGCTTTGTGTTTTTCTCACAGGTACGCTTTCAGGCATATTGTCTGCTAATGGGTTAAAATCCAAAGCAAAACCACAGGAAGGAAAAGAAGATGGATACGAAAAAACTAATTGAACTTTGTGCGGCATCATTAAATTACACAGAGGGTCCAAACAATGACACAACTTTTGGTAAATGGTTTGGTCTAAACAACCAACCCTGGTGTGCCATGTCTGCTTCAAAAATGTATTTTGATGCTGGCGCTATTGCATCAATAGCCAACACAAAGAAAGGTTTTGCCTCTTGTGACGCGCGGCTAAAGTATTTAACAAAGAACAATCAGTTAGTAACTATTGGGCAGGCTCAAGCGGGAGATTTGGTTTTTTTTCAATTTGATGAAGATGCTCAACCTGACCATGTAGGCATTGTAAAAGGCCACAACACGGTTCTCAAAGTCCTGTATGTTTATGAAGGAAATACATCTTCAGGTAAGGCTGGAAGCCAGTCAAATGGTGACGGGTTTTATCTGAAGAAGCGTGACTACAAAACAATCATGGCGGTAGCCCGCCCAAAGGAGTAAAAATGGATACAAAGATGAAAGCAATACTGGCCTCATACGCTCGCAGTTTTATTGTTGCTATTGCTACTGCATATAGCATTGGTGCGCGTGATATTAAAGACCTAGCCATTGCTGGACTTGTTGCTGTTGCTGGCCCTGCGCTACGCGCACTCAATAGCAAGGACCCTGCGTTTGGACTTGTGGCTGATGTAGTCACGGCTGAACTTGATAAGTTGGCTAAGGCTGACAAAAAGAAGGCCGCGCCTAAAAAGAAATAGAAATAAAAGATGGCCCCGCTACGGCGGGGCTTTCTTCTTTTCTGCACCTTTTGGTGTAATCTCCACCAGGGAGGGAATACCACATGGCATTAGAAGATGTATTTGAAAACATTATCAGTTCAAGAAAACGCTTTAGCATGTCACCGTATTGTGCTTACATCATGTTGTACAACTCATTATCTAAAGAGGACCAAAAAACTTTAGATAATGCTATGGAAAAGAATTACCCTGTAAATATCATCATTCAAGCATTAAGAACTGACGGGCATAAGTGCAGTGCAGACACGCTAAGACTGCATAGAGACGGTACTTGTAAGTGTCCAAAGAAGTAAAAGAGGTTCTTGATGACCGACAAAAAGAATACGGTAGCGCTCGCAAAAACTTTACTGCTATTGGGCGTATGTGGGGGGCTTTATTATCTGTTCCTGACATTAGCCCTGAAGTCGTTGCTTTGATGTTTGACGCGGCTAAATCAGTACGCCTGATTGCTAACCCTGAACATAAAGACTCATGGTTAGACAAAGAAGGCTATACCCACCACGGCAGAGAGATTGTGTTTACAAATGAGCCTTGATAAATTCTTTGAAGAATTGCCTGATGGAGCAGAGTCATCAGATGTTAAAGAACTACGCGGTGTAATTTTTAGACTTCAAAAACAACTGAAGCAAGCCAAAGAACGCACAGAAGATTTGGTTAATAGCACTTTTCAAGGCGCACATGATGCAATGATTTCATTGGGCAAAGTTCCGCCAGTTACAGCACCCATAAAAGACACGCGCCATAAAGCAGAAGTAGCGCTGTGGCACATGACGGATTGGCAAGGAGCAAAACGCACACCTAGTTACAACTCAGAAGTTATGCGTGAGCGTGTTCTTTCATTTGCTGAAAAGGCTATACGCATTACAGATATTCAACGCAAAGACCACCCTGTTAAAGATTGCACAATCATGTTTGGCGGAGACATGGTTGAAGGTTTGTTTAATTTTCCTGGACAAGTGTTTGAGATTGATAGCACTTTGTTTGAGCAGTATGTAAATGTCAGCCGTCTATGTGTTGATGTGGTCCGCTACGCACTTGCCAACTATGAAAAAGTTACGGTAATTGCTGAATGGGGTAACCACGGGCGTATTGGTTCAAAGCGCGACAATGTTCCACGCTCTGACAATTTTGACCGCATGTGTTATGAGTTAGCCCGCCAATTGCTCAAAGATGAAAAGCGTCTTAATTGGCAAGATTGCCCTGATGATATTCAACGCGTTCAAATTGGTAATTACAAAGCGCTTCTTATTCATGGTGATGAAGTAGGACGCAACGGCTTTGCTTCTCCTGGAGCCATTGTGCAACACGCTAACCGTTGGCGTTCAGGGGCATATCCGTGGGATTTTAGAGATGTTTACATTGGTCACTATCACACACATGCTGAGTGGGCTATGGCAAATGGTGAAGGCTCTGTTTATCAAACTGGTTCTACTGAGTCAGAAAACCGCTACGCATCAGTGATGCTTGCCGCAAGTGCAACACCATCACAGCGTTTGCATTTTATTGACCCCAACAAGGGGCGGGTTACAGCCGCTTACAAAGTGTGGCTAGACTAACTAATCGTCATCATCTTCAGCATATTCATTGGTGATTAAACGCATATCACCAACATCAATGCCGCTTTCTGTGGCTTTGTCTAAAACATCTTTGAAAGTTGCCAGGCAACGCCCCGTTAAATCGCTGACCATATCGGGATATTGAACATCAGTTCCCAATTCAACAATAAGTCCACCTAAGCGGATTGAGATTTGTGAATAAGCCATAATTCCTC